TGACCTTTGTATAAACCCTCTCACTGTTTATGGTAGCTAGAACTAAAACCAAGCACGTAGTGCTTTAAGTTTGTCCACGCTACCATACAACAGTACGTTATACTGCTGCCCGTATTCAGCCCCCAACAAGATTGGGATGCCGAATGCTCGGGCTATATTCGCTTTGAGGCTTAACCTCACGTGCGAGTACGCTTTGCGCTTATGTGCGGCAAGTACAGCCAAGTGGTCAGGTGTAACGTCTCTGACGTCCACTCCAATTCCACCTTCTATGGCTGCTCTACCTATAGCGCTTTTCATATTACCCCTTATAGTCTGATACTCTTGTTCAATACCATATTTTTTCGTGACCAATCTAGCGTACGCATCTACGCCGGGGAACCGTTTGGTCATGTCAACAACTGCTTTGTCGCCATAGCTGTTGACGGTTACTTCGCACTTTGTAACCTCCTTGGACAGTGTCTCTTCGTCCACAACCTCGCTGTAACCTCCTCTGCTCACATGTACACGCTCTAAAATCCTGGTATCGAAACCTATATTGAACCTACGTTCTACGCTCTCGCGCAAGACAGTAGTTAGCTTTTCGACTTCCGCTCTCGCTGCGCCTCTAGCTATGGCCTCTTCCGCCCTGACTCTCATAGCGCTCAGTTGTTGTACCGGGTCGCGTGGGTCTAGCGCGTCTGTGGGGCCGTGTACCAACGTCGCACATGCACGCGCCAGATATTGTGTCCCTGTGCCTGCCATGTGGTCTACCCGCAAGAACTCAGCTACCGAAGCAAGGTGACATTTTGACATCTGGAATCTGACATTATGATCTATCGCGCCCGCCATTAGTTGCTGCACTTGCTCATATGTGGTTACAGCTGCCAGCACGTCGTCACCGTTATGTAAGGTTGATGTGACTCTCCCTCGCCACAGCAGTCTGACGTACGCGTCATTAAGCACAGTGTTCATAAACGTCGTTAACCTACTCCCGCTCATCAGCGTGTCTACTATACTAAACTCACCTGCTGGACTGACCACTTGCGTATTGCGTAGCGATTCTATCATCCAGTCTATCCCTCTGAGCTGTTCAGGAGTTATGTCGTGTTCGAAGGTGTTCTTGTATGCTAGCATCACTGCACGCATTGACCCTAGTGAGTGTTGGCTGTTGAAATCTTCGAAATCAAAACAAAACGGCACGCCATCTTTAAGTACTTCACGAACGTGCGCAGCTACTTTTTCTTCTTTTGCTTCAAGCCCTATAGGGTATATCTTACTTATGGCCTCCTCGCATCCTTTGAACGCAAAACCGCTTATTATGAAGTTAGTCACGTCTACTCCATAAATAGCACGCTGTTTACCCCACTCATACTTGACGCTAGCTCTGGCCTTGCAGGTAGGCGGTCTGTTGTAGAAATGCTCGTATTTAACATCTGGCATCCTCGACAAAGCATAGAATTTGCTGTTAAGTGTTCGACACCCTGCCTTGAATTCCTGATCCTCGTCATATTGACTGTGGAACGTTCCAGTAGGTGCCCACAGCCACCTCTCAGCCCAGTGCCTGTCCCACTCGATACGCGCAGGTCTACCTCCCGCGACTCTTGACTCTTCAAGGATGCGTTTAACTACATCATAGACTTGGCTCTCTGAGAAATCTGCTAGATTGGGTGCTACTCTGTTGGCTTTTTCTGACTCCCAGTCCATAGTGCCCATACCTCTATTGACAAGTACCTCCAACTCAAATAGTGGAGTCAGATTTACAGACAAGTTGTTTTGTAACGCTTTGAATTTCAAAGTGTACTCCGACTTTACACGCGTAAAGAAGTCTGGCAAATCTACATAGCTGTGCAGCCACATATTAGAGCTGTGCACCCAATCACGCAGGTCCGCTGGTATTAGTCGCGCCCACAATAGTAACCCGACAAACGCACTCTCGTAGACTCCATCCCTCGATGTAGGAATGCGTAATAATCTCTCTAGCATCCTACACACGCCAGTGCTATCTAGCAACTCATCTCCGTAAGCAGCATAAAGCTCAGTAGGCGTCACATGCCGCAAGTGGTCACGGCTTACACTTGCATGTTCCAGTTGTCTTTCACCCTTCAATACTTGTCTAACTAGCGGAAACGCATTATTGTCGTAGCGTTCACTGCGCGCAGTCACTCTAAACAGTGAAGACATGATGTCTCTCTCTGTGACTGTACCATATGGAAAGAGCTCCGGCCCGTACTGAATTCTGGAGAATCTCATAAGTACGTCGCGGTACTGCCCTAGCAAAGGTGTCTTGTTTGAGATATACAGGGCAGACAGCTTCAACGTTTTAAAGTAGATAGCGAACGTAGGCACAGCACCTGCACCCGTAGCGAATACCCACGGCCCATTAATGCGTCGCGTAGTAATCACGTCGAATAGCAGCCAACTTGCTCTCTTTCTGTCTCCGGCCGCTAATCCTCTCGAATCTTGTGACAGGGCTAGTGGGATACTAGACATCTTGTCTATTCTACGTCTGGTTCCGCCTCTTCCAACACAGTCTCCCTCAATCCTAAATTGTTTGAATCTGTCGCGAACGGAATTGCCGTTCTCATTTCTTCTACTCGAAAATCCGATGTGTCATGATCATAGTCAGCTAAAATATACCCGACATAGTTCGTCGCACCTGGATTAACAGTTATGTAGTGTTCGATCGGTATATGTATTACCTCTTCTGCCAATGCTTCGAACGCGTTTATTTTTGGTTCGGCTAACACTACGGATTGGCTCCTGTGCCACGTGAACGAGCGCAACATCGAATGTTGACTAGCTATATCGCTACCGAACACGTTACCCCGCTCTAAGACACCGTCTACCACAAACCTGCCTACGCCAGTGGCTTCGCTCATCTTCACCGGTGGGGCTGCTATCCCTACCATGTTGGCTGCATAAGACCTGTACCTTCTAACTGATGAGACACTGGTACGGTAGACGACGTCGTAGCCTTGCCACCTAGCAACCACACATAGAGCCCACAGATCATGCCAGTTATAAGAAACTCTGACCCCTTTCCAAGCTCGCACTAATGCGCTACTGTTAACAGAGAAGGCACTACTGTAAGGAGTATTACGTATCAGTGTGCCCGCTAATCCCGTAACGAGACCTAGACACCCCGGCTCTACAACACAATTAGCACAGACGTCGGTACCATTGACAGAGTACCCCCTCTCGTCTAAGTTAGGTATGTCAATTTTTCCGAAAGCAGTTACTCTGCTACCTTGCGAGCGCACGCCGCCAGCAATCGCTACAAAAACTAGCTTACAGGCAGACCGCGGTACTGACTTGCCTAGTACTGCAGAGGGCAGTACCACATGCCTGTCTTCCTCGCGAACGTTGTCAACTATCGCACTACGCATCTTATTTACAAGGTGTTCATTATTCCTAGCACTGTAGATAGCTAGGTATTCACCCCAGTACCAGACAGTGTTGAGAAAAACACTATTAACAAATTCTGATAGATCCATCTTACCTATGATTTGCATGCTGTTTAACCCCTCGGCAGAGATCTGCGCACCAACCGTAGACACAAGTTGCGGTATGGCAGCGCGCATCAGCCCTAACTTGGGTAGGTTAGCGACGCGCTGCATGTTGACCCACCAGTGAGACTCTACTGTTTCGGTGCTAGGCTGCGCTAACCAGTATCTCTGAAACAGGATGGCACTTCTGAGATCTTCGTACCAATTATGATTCCTCACTAGCTTCTGAGTCAAAACCAGCATTTCTTTCGCTGAGAACCTCGCCTCCTCGAAGTCTTGCATCTCCACAGCGTTATAGAGTGCGACACTTCCTTCTCTCAGTTTAAAATCGATGACCTGATCTACTAGCAAGGGGGTACGTCTGACGTTGTCACTCAAACAGAAATTCAGTAGAGATAACTCTTTCGCAGTTAGTCCTGAGACATTGATGTGGTGTTCAGTGCCGACCAACCTCTTGACTGCCGCATCATCGTTACACTCGTAGTAGTTCACATTTTTAACTACTGTCTCAGTACAACGTATCTTATTCATGTATACAGGTACTTTGAACCTGCCGTTGACAAATCCGCTCTCTGACATAAAAGTACTGCCGCTGCTTGAGTGGCCATCATCGTAAGTATGACAGGTCATAACGGCCATAGGTAATTCAAGCGGGGAAGCTCCACACTTAGGATTATCTATCTTCTCACCGTTGTCACCTTCCATGAAAGGAGGAGGCTGAGAGTCAAGCCATTCTCCCACCTTGTCAACCCACTCATTCTCATGCAGGTCCGTCAAACACACACCTATCCTTTGAGCGGTGTTCACATTCCGCATGTAGTTCGATATGGCTGTGGCCAGGGCGGCATCCCGCTTCGTATAATGGGTCCTAGCAAACCAGGACCCGAATCTAAAAACTTCATTACTATAGTCGCTCAGCTCGTAGATCTGTGCGATCCTTAGTTTCTGAAGCAACTTAACTAACAACGGAATTGCGTTGTCGTATATACCTCTCTCTAGCCATGCTGTAAGCAGTTGGTTTGTGCGGGCCTCCTTGAGGTCAACACTTGGGTTGACTAGTCGAAACTCGGAGCGTAGCCAAGCGTAATTGATCTCACCGCTGTCGGTCAACGCCCCAACTGCTAGGCCACTTAATGAGTTCATAGTGCCTGAAAGTCTGACAACAGCCTGAGGTCCATAAACCGTAGCTTTTGACAGGACGGCAGTTTCACGTCTGGCTTGATAAGTCTCCCCAGACGGTAAGGTGGTGTCTCCAATCACATGCCCATCGCCTGTTACCCGAGCCTCGTCTGTATCCCCGATCTTCTTTTCGGGTTTCCCCAGTCCGCTACAGTCTAACCGCAGCTTCGTCCTCAAAGCAAACTCACCCGCAGGTAGTGCATCAATAGATGCGAAAGCGTTGATGTATTCTGAAAAAGTGTTCATATTGCAACAAGTGTGTTTGTGAGTTTTTCTCA